ATGGCTGAAGTTTCCCCAAGCTTTCACGACGGCTACATGACTGGCGTTGCCGTCGGCGAGGATACTGCGACTCTCTCACTCAAGCGTGCGGACGGCGAAGCGTGGCAGGTTCGTCTTACGGCAGTTCAAGCTTTGAAGATGGACGACTTCCGACAGGGCAACATCATTCTGAGCTTGGAGACATTCTCCAGCACCCTTTCGGATGTAGCCCTGATTGAGCGGCTATACGAAGCGCCGCATCCCTCTGTCGCTCCGAAGTATCACGATGCGCATGTCCAACTCATCTCGCGCAAGATCGCGATGATCGAAGGCGGGGAAGCAACGCTGTTGGCACTAACGCCTTCGTACGGTGCGGACTTAGTGGCTCTGTGCGGCGCAGTGACATGTGAGCTGATGCCCACGAACGGGAGCTAGCCACCACGTTCAGCCATTCCGACCCCGATCACGCCGAATGACCGAAACCGCCCATAATCAGCCATTCCCTCGCCAATCGCACCGAATGGCCGGAACGGCCGTTTGCAGCCATTCCGTTGTAGGCTACAAGCCGCATTGCTGACCGGCCACCGCAGTTCGCGTTGAAGAAGGCTTCCATGGATATATTGTTAGAGTGTTGCGACCGGTGAGGTTGCTGAGCCAATATATCCGGTGGGTGGACCACAACATCGACGGAGTCGTGCTCAACATTCGAGGCGCGAGTTCACTTGTCGCGTTTATCCCGTTGGTACTTGTGGGAATGCTTGATTACGCTTTCAGACCTATTGGGGGTTGGCGCATCACCCTCTTTGTCGCTGGGGGCTCAATAGCAGCCCTTTTCTTCGCCATATGGTCCTGGAGGATACTGGTCGCTCTGTTTGGAAATCCAAGCGACTGAGCCTCCGAAATGGCCAACGCGCCCTAGACCCGCGCACGCTTGGGCAAATGACCAATCGACCGGAAGCGCCCTAAATACGGACGTTCTGGCGCGACAGCCACGACGATGATAACGAACGCGGATTAATATAGAATATTTAGGCTAACGATTGCTATGAACTCGCGCCTCGTCCTGAAAACCGCCATGGCGCTTTCGATATTTGCTTTCTGTTGCGCATTGGTAGGGCTGTTCGCTTTCGGGAATTATCTCATGGTGGGTGGTCATCGACCTCCGCATGAGGTGTTAGCAAATGGCTTCACCTTCCCAATCCTGGGAAAAGGTGCAACCGTTTACATATCGAAAATCGACTTGATTTGTCTGACCGGTCTGCTGAGCCTTCTTGTCGCCAGCATGATCAGCGCGAATTGGGCTCACAAGAAAATCGGCTAAGGCTATATCGGCCTCATCAGAACGTCCGCTTCCCACCAGAATGCGAAATTCCGCACTGGCGGCTGCCGCCCCAATTCCGGACGTTGACTGGAGCTAGTGGTCGCGCGATCCTCAGGCCATGCAGCAAGGCCTCGTCGCGACATTTCTCGCCCTCTCTTCGAGAGGGAAAATCGCAGTTCTTGCTCGGGCCATTCACATGGAGACGATTCATGTGCGAGCGGCGCATCTAGATCATCCCTGTGACACGGTTAGGCTCTATCGGTCGAGTGAGTTCATTCATCGTTTGTCCGGATCGATATTACGGCTGACGCACAATCCAGACCTGGGCGAGAGCGACGCGAGGTACGTGGCCCTATCATTGATCGAAGGGATCGAGCCGCGCGGGCGACACTATCTGGACAACCTCAGCGAATGGATCACCCACGCTCAGTCAATATCCTGACGACCGCTATCCACCAATTTCGGCCGCTCGTTGCTGCTCGGAGCTTGGACGCTCTGAGATTCAGAGCTGAACCCCTGACCTTGTAAACTCGGCCTTTACAAGCCGCGCCGCTGGCCGACGCGGGCGTGCCGCAGCGACATGGCGGCATGGCCGATACTTCCGTTACCTTCACCGCAGTCGATCTCTCGCGCCTGCCGGCGCCGAAGGTGATCGAGCCGCTCAGCTTTGAACAGATCTACGGCGAGATCCTCGCCGCGCTGCTGGAGTTGAAGCCCGATTTCGACGCAACCGTCGAATCCGATCCGGCGGTCATGATCCTGCAGCTGAGCGCCTATCGGGAGCTGCTGCTGCGCGGCCGGATCAACGACGCAGCGAAAGCAGTGATGCCCGCCTTCGCCCAGGGCAGCGACCTCGATCACCTGGCCGCGCTGATGAACGTCAGCCGCCTCGAGCTGGACCCCGGCGATTCCGCCAACAACGTGCCGCCCACCTATGAGGATGACGCCTCGCTGCGCGCCCGCCTGGTGCTGGCGCCCGAAGGCTTCTCGGTAGCAGGCCCGGAAGGCGCCTATATCTACCACGCCCGCTCGGCCGATGGCGACGTGCTCGATGCCAGCGCAACCAGCCCGGCACCCGGCGAGGTGCTGGTGACGATCCTGTCGCGCCTGGGCGACGGCACCGCCTCGGCCGAGCTGCTCGCCAAGATCGCCGCGCACGTCTCGGCCGAGACCGTCCGCCCGCTCACGGACGCGGTGACGGTTCAGTCCGCCACCATCATTCCCTACCGGATCCGCGCCACCCTCACGACGTACAGCGGTCCGGACGGCTCGATCGTTCTAGCCGAAGCACACCGGCGGGTGGAAGAATATCGCGACCGCCAGCACCGCCTGGGGCTCGACGTCACCCGCTCGGGCATCTTCGCCGCACTGCATGCCGAAGGCGTCCAGAACGTCGTGCTGCCCGAGCCGGCGGCCGACATCGTCGTCGATCGCACGCAGGCAGCTTTCTGCACCGGCATCGATGTCACCTATGCGGGGATCGGCGAATGAGCCCCAGCCTGCTGCCGCCCAACGTCACCGCGCTCGAACGCGCGATTGAGGCGGCCACGGCCCGCGTCGGCGCGCTGCCGGTGCCGCTGCGAAGCCTGATCGATCCGGACACCTGCCCGCTTCCCCTTCTTCCCTATCTCGCCTGGGCGGTGTCGATCGACGCCTGGTCGAGCGACTGGCCGGAAGCGGTGAAGCGCGCTCGCGTGCGCCGCGCGATCGAGATCCAGCGGCACAAGGGCACCGCCTCGTCGGTGCGCGCCGTGGTGGAATCGTTCGGCGGCGCGGTGGCGCTGCGCGAATGGTGGCAGCTCGATCCGCCGGGAGCGCCCCACAGCTTCACCATGGCCGTCGAGCTGGCTGGCAATGACGGCGCCCCCGCCACCGCCGCCTTTGTCGACGCCGTGATCAGCGAAGTGCGCCGCACCAAGGCGGTCCGCTCGCACTTCACCTTCACCCAGGGGCTCCGCTTCACGGGGGCGACCGGCCTGATCGCCGTCGCCCGGCCCCTCGTCTTCACCCGCCTGGCGTTCACCGCCTGATCGGAGCCCCGCCGATGTCCCTCACCCTCACCGTCACCAATGCCGGCCGTGCCGCGATCGTCAACGCGGCCAAGGATGGCACCAACGCCGTCCGGATCGCCTCGGTCGGCGTGTCCGCAACCGCCACTACGCCGAATGCCGGCACCACCGCCCTGCCCGACGAAATCAAGCGCATCACCACCATCGCCGGAGACGCGGTGGCGGCGGATACGATCCACGTCACCGTCCGCGACGAGTCGAATGCCGTCTACGCCGTCCGCTCGATCGCGCTGTACCTCTCTGATGGCACGCTGTTCGCAGCCTATGGCCAGGCCGACGTGCTGGTCGAGAAGTCGGCGCAGGCGATGCTGCTGCTCGCGCTCGACGTGCGCTTCGCGGATATCGCGGCGACCAGCCTGACCTTCGGCGCCACGGACTTCCTCAACCCGCCGGCCACCACGGAAACCGCCGGTGTCGCCGAGCTGGCGACCGATGCCGAGACGAGCACCGGCACCGACGATCGCCGCGCTGTCACGCCCAAGGGGCTGAGCTTCGCGCTTTCGGCGCGCCTGTCGGGCTGGGGCAGCGACATCTGGCGCGCGAGCAACGACGGCGCCGGCTCGGGACTCGACGCCGATCTGCTCGATGGGCGCGAGGGCGCCTATTATTCCGATGTGGTCGGCCGCCTCGGCTTCTGGCCCGTTCGCCAAGGCACTGGCATCGGCCAGATCGGCAACGTGGTCCATATCGGCTGGTCGGGTAGTCGACTGAAGGCCACCGTCGACAATCTCGACCTGGGCAATGTCGCCTTCGACGCGCAGCTTGCCGATGTCTGGCGGGCGTCGAACGACGGGGCCGGCTCCGGCCTTGATGCCGATCTGCTCGATGGCCGCCACGCCAGCGAATTCGTGTCCAAAGCCGGCGATACGATCAACGGAGGCCTCTCCGTCGAAAATCTCGAAATCACCAAAGGCGATTTGATAATCGGCAGAACGTCGCCCGCGTGGGGCTATATCGTTCGCCCGAATGTCGCCGGCAGCAAAAATCTGCAGTTCGCTGCGGTCGGCGGCGGCCCTTTGGAGAACATCGAACTCAACACGACCGTTCTTACGAGGCAGGGCAATGTGATCTGGCACGGCGGCAACGACGGCGCCGGCTCCGGCCTGGACGCCGATCTGCTCCGTGGCCGCGATCTCATCAACTCGCCGGCATTCACGGGCTCCATCCTGACCCTGAACAATGGACTTCTGCTGCTTCAGCACGACGGCACCAACGCGTATCTGCGCCCGGTCAATGGCACTGGAAGCCTCTGGCTCGGCGCCGGCAACAACCACGTGGTTCAGATCACTCAAGCCGGCGCTGTGATGATCAGCGGAGGTACGGCATGGCATGCGGGCAATGATGGCGCCGGCTCCGGACTGGATGCCGATCTGCTCGATGGCCACGACGGCGGCTACTACGCTGACCTCATCGGCCGCCTGGGCTTCTGGCCGGTGCGCCAGGGCACCGGCATCGGCCAGCTCAGCAACGTCGTGCAAATGGGCTGGTCGGGCACGCGCGTGAAGGTCACTATCGACGCTTCGGACATGGGCAACATCGTGTTCGACAATCACATCGCCGACGTCTGGCGCGTGTCGAACGATGGCGCAGGCTCCGGGCTCGACGCCGATCTGCTCGACGGGCGCCAGGCATCGGACTTCGCGCTGCTCAACGACGGCGCCCGCTTCGGCGCCAATGGCAATGGCTATTGGGAACGGCGCCCGAACGGCGTGATCGAGCAATGGGGCACGGCGGTGGGGCCGTTCAGCGAGGGGCAGGTGTTCATCCCCTTCCCGACCGCATTCACCAACGCCGACAGCATCAACATCTCGGCGACGGGCGTGAACAGCTTCGGCAACAATCGCTACGACATCACCATCCAGCGCGTCTCCCGCTCGACGGACGGCTGCACGCTGATGGTCCAGTACACGGCCGCCTCGACCTCGATCAATCAGATCGACGGCATCGACTGGCGCGCGGTGGGTATTTGAGCAGGAAAGGACCCTTTATGAAAATCACGATTAACAGCGTCACCGGCGCAACCGCCAACGTCACCTTCGAACATGCCGGCATCACCCACACCCGCGACGTCAACGCCTGCCTCACTACCAAGGGCAAATATGATGCGGCGGCGACCGAGGCGCGCATCGCCGACGTGGCGCGCGGCGTCGAGGTGAAGATCGCAGCCGGCGCCATCACCAATGCGCCGCCGCAGGAGCCAGCACCCACCGAAGGGAAATAGGCTCACCTTGTAAAGCGCGCTTTTACAAGGCCAGACCCGCGCACGTTTCCGGTGCTGGCGGCACAGTCCGGCACCGTGAGCGACCTCAACGATCCCCGCCGCCTGATCGGCAACCTGATGCGCCTCGGCACGATCGAAAGCCTCGATCTGGTCGAGGGCACGGTACGCGTCCGCGTCGGCGAGATCGTCACCGGCGACATCCCCTTCGCCGCGGCGCGCGCTGGCGCCGTGCGGATCTGGTCGCCGCCCAGCATCGGCGAGCAGGTGATGCTGCTCTGCCCGGAAGGCGACATCGAGGCCGGCATCATCCTGGGCGCGCTGTTCTGCGACGCCCACCCCGCGCCCGCCACTGATGCGACGTGCCTGATCGACTTTCCCGATGGCACCCGCATCACCTACGACCCCGCCGGCCACAAGCTCACCATCGCGATCGGCACCGGCGGCTCAGCCGAGATCACCGCCCCCGGCGGCATCACCCTCAACGCAGACGTCACGCTCAACGGCAAGCTGGACGCCACCGGCAAGATCACCAGCGCCGACGACGTAGTGGGCGGCGGGAAGAGCCTCAAGAGCCACAAGCATTTGGCTGTCCAGCCCGGCAGCGGCGTCTCGGGGGCTCCGCAATGAGGGGCATGGATGCCGCCACCGGCAAGCCGCTCGAAGGCGATGCGCACCTGGCGCAGTCGGTCGGGCGCATCCTCTCGACGCCGATCGGCAGCCGCGTCGGCCGCCGCGATTTCGGCTCGCTGCTGCCCGAGCTGGTCGACCAGCCCGCCAACGCGGCCAGCCGCATCCGGATCTTCGCCGCGACGGCGCTGGCGCTCAAGCGCTGGGAACCGCGGATCCGGGTGACCCGCGTCGGCCTGGAGCAGCCAGAGCCGGGCGAGGCGACCGTGATCGTCGAAGGCACCCGCACCGATCAGCCTCGCGCCGCCGCGCGCACCCGCATCACCGTGCCGCTCGCCTCGCGCGGCGGCCTCAACGTCTACGCTTAGGAGACCGCCCATGGCCTTTTCGCACGGAATCAGCATCACCGAAGTCAACACCGGCACGCGCAGCCTGGTCGCCGCCGCGACGGCGGTGATCGGCATGGTCGTCACCGGCCCGGCCGCCAAGGCGGACGCCTTCCCGCTCAACAAGGCGGTGCTGGTCACCGATCCGGAGGCGGCAATCGGCGACGCCGGCACCACCGGCACCCTGCCCGGCGCGCTGCGCGCCATCGCCGATCAGGTGCGCTGCCCGATCGTGATCGTCCGCGTTGCCGAAGGCGCCAATGCCGGCGAGCTGGCGGCCAACGTCATCGGCACCACCACCGCCCAGGGCATCAAGACCGGCATGCAGGCGCTGCTCGCCGCCGAGGCCCAGCTCGGCGTGAAGCCGCGCATCCTCGGGTGCCCCGGCCTCGATACCCAGGCGGTCACCGCCGCGCTCGTCGTGGTGGCGAAGAAGCTGCGCGCGATGGTCTATGCGGCGGCCGGCGGCGGCGACACCAGCGCGGCCATCGCCTACCGCGCCAACTTCGCCGCGCGCGAGCTGATGCTCGTCTATCCCGATTTCTACGCGGCCGACGCCACCACCGGCGACACGGTGGTGAGCTACGGTGTCGCCCGCACGCTCGGCCTGCGCGCCCGCATCGATCTGGAGCAGGGCTGGCACAAGACGATCAGCAACGTGCCCGTCGACGGCGTGATCGGCGTCACCAAGGATATCCAGTTCGATATTCAGGATTCCGGCTGCGAGGCGAACCTGCTCAATGCCGCCCAGGTCTGCGCGCTGGTGCGCGCGGGCGGCGGCTTCCGGGTCTGGGGTTCGCGGACCACCTCGGACGATCCGCTGTTCGCCTTCGAAAGCGCGACGCGCACCGCCCAGGTTCTGCTCGATACCATCGGCAATGGCATGATGTGGGCGATCGACAAGCCGCTGCGCCCCAGCCTGGCCAAGGACATTGTCGAGACGATCAACGGCGAGCTGCGCGCGATGACGCTGGCCGGCCAGATCCTCGGCGGCAAGGCGTGGTTCGATGCGACGCGCAACCCGGTCGACCAGCTCAAGGCCGGCAAGCTGCTGATCGATTACGATTACACGCCGGTCCCGCCGCTGGAAAACCTCGGCCTCAATCAGCGGATCACCGACAGCTACTTCGCCGACTTCGCGGCGGCTGTTGCCGCCTGATCGCCGCCGCTCCCACACCTCACATCGAAAGGCTGACCTGTGGCCCTCCCCCGCAAGCTCAAGAATATGAACCTGTTCAGCGAAGGCCAGAGCTATCTGGGCCTCGCCACCTCCGTCACCCCGCCGAAGCTGGCGCGCAAGCTCGAAGACTATCGCGGTGCCGGCATGGACGGCACCGTGAAGCTCGATCAGGGCGCCGAGGCGATGGAGATGGAATACACCATCGCCGGCCCCGATCGCGATATCCTGCGCCAGTATGCCAAGCCGGGCATCGCCGGCACCTTCCTCCGCTTCGTCGGCGCCTATCAGGACGAGGGCACCGGCGCCGTCGACGCGATCGAGATCACCGTGCGCGGGCGCTACGAAGAACTCGACATGGGCGAGCAGAAGATCGGCGAGGGCGGCGAGTTCAAGGCCAAGTTCGCAGTCTCCTATTACCGGCTCGAGTGGAACGGCGTCGAAGAGATCGAGATCGATGTGCTCGCGGGCGTGCTGCGCGTCGGCGGTGTCGATCGCCTGGCCGAAATCACCGCGGCGATCTCCTGATCCGCCCCCGCCCCTTCCCCACCGTTCGAAAGGCTAACCGATGTCCGCTCCTGCCGTAACCACCACGTTCACGCTCGACGATCCGATCATCATCGGCGGCGAGGAGGTGATCGCCGCCGGCACCCTCATCACCGTTCGCAAGCCCGGCTCGGGCGAGCTGCGCGGCCTCGCCCTGCAGAGCTTGATCCAACTCGACGTCGCCTCGCTGGAAACGCTGGCGCCGCGTGTCACGAGCCCGGTCATCCACAAGCAGTTCGCAGCCGCGATGGCGCCCAACGACATGCTGCAGTTCGGGACCGAGGTGATCGATTTTTTGCTGCCGAAGGCGGCGAAGCCGGTCTCCCCAACCGCGTAGAAGACGTGATGGCGGACGTTGCGGCGGTCTTTCACTGGCCGCCGCCCGTCATGAACGAAATGGGCGTGGCCGATCTGATGGGCTGGCACACCCGCGCGATCGACCGGCTGAAAGCCATGAACGGCGTCGAGGACTGACCCATGGACCGCAATCTGCGCATCCGCATGCTGCTCGAAGCCGGCGACAGAGTATCCCGGCCGCTGCGCGATATCGCCAGCGGCTCGGGCCGCGCTGCACGCTCGCTGCAGCAGACCCGCGACCAGCTCGCGAAGCTCAACCGTGCCCAGGCCGATCTGGCGTCGTTCCGCACGCTGAAGAACGACCTGCGCGGCACCGAGCAGCAGCTGGCCAGCGCCCGCACCCGCGTCGCCGAGCTGGCCCGCCAGATGCAGGCCGCCGACAATCCCACCCGCAAACTGGCGCGGGATTTCGAAGCAGCGAAGAAGGCGGCGGCAGCGCTCAAGAGCCAGCACGAAGGCCAGAACGCCGAGTTGCAGCGCCTGCGCAACCGGATGCGGGAGGCCGGACTCGGTGCCGGCGGCCTGGTGCAGCACGAGCGCAATCTGCGCCAGGCCATCGCCGGAACCAACGACCAGCTGCAGGAACAGACCCGGCGGCTCCAGCAGTCGAGCGACCGGGCCCGCCGGCTGGGCGCCGCGCGCGAGCGCTTCGGCGCCGTGCAGGGCACCGCCGCCGGCATGGCCGCGAGCGGCTTCTCCGCGATCGAGACCGGCCGCGCGCTCGGCACGCCGCTGGTCGGCGCCGTCGTCGCCGCGCAGCAGTTCGAATCGGGCATGACGGATATCGCCCAGAAGGCGGACCTCACCCGCGCAGCAGCGGCGAAGATGGGCGATGGCCTGCTCGTCGCCGCGCGCGCCGCCAACCAGCTGCCGGAGAGCCTGCAGCAGGGCGTCGACGTGCTGAGCGGCTTCGGCCTCGATCCCACCAAGGCAGTGCAGATGATCGCGCCGATCGGCCGCGCCGCGACTGCGTACAAGGCCGAGATCGCCGACCTCGCCGCCGCCAGCTTCGCCAATCTCGACAATCTCAAGGTCCCGATCGAGCAGACCGGCCGCGCGATCGACGTGATGGCGCAGGCGGGCAAGGCCGGCGCGTTCGAGATGAAGGACATGGCGCAGTATTTCCCCACGCTCAGCGCCGGCTATCAGGCGCTGGGGCAGAAGGGCGTCGGCGCCGTCGCCGATCTGTCCGCCGCGCTCCAGATCGCGCGTAAGGGTGCCGGCGACGCCGCCAGCGCCGCGACCAACGTGGCCAACGTCCTGCAGAAGATCAGCTCGCCCGCCACCGTGCGCGCCTTCGACGAGATGGGCGTCAACCTGCCGAACGCGCTGAAAAAGCTGTACGCCGAGGGCAAGACGCCGCTCGAAGCCATCGCCGAGCTCACCAACAAGACGCTGGGGGGCGACCTGTCGAAGCTGGGCAATCTGTTCGAGGATGCCCAGGTGCAGCAGGGGCTGCGCCCGCTGATCGCCAACATGGAGGAATATCGCCGCATCCGCACGCAAGCGCTGGCGGCCGGCGGCACCACCGACCGCGACTTCGCCGAGCGCATGAAGGATTCGGCCGAGCAGACCAAGCGACTGCAGGTAAGCGGCACGACGCTCGCCATCACGCTGGGCGCCAAGCTGCTGCCCACCGTCAACGCCGTGCTCGAGCGGGCGAACGCCTTCACCGATCGCGTGATCAAATGGACCGCCGCCAATCCCGTGCTGGCGCGCTCGCTGGCCATCGGCGCTGCTGCCTTTGCCGCGCTGTTCCTCGTCCTGGGCGGCGGCGCCATCCTGATCGCCGGGCTGGTTGCGCCCTTTGCGGCGCTCTCCGCCACGGCGACCTTGCTCGGCGTCGGTATGCTGCCGCTGATCGGCATCGTCGGCGGTGTCGTCCTCGGCGTCGTCGCGCTCGGCGCTGCCGTCTATGCGATCTATGCCAATTGGGGCGCGATCAGCGGGTGGTTTGCGGGGCTGTGGGAAGGGATCAAGTCCGCGACCTGGTCCGCGATCCAGTTCGTCGGCCGCGTGCTGCTCAACTTCACGCCGCAAGGGCTGATGATCCAGGGGTTCATGGCGCTGCTCGCCTGGATGCGCGGGCCGCTGGGGCAGCGGATGGTGACGGCCGGCGGGGATATCGTGCGCGGCATCATCACCGGCATCGCCGGCATGCTGGGCCAGCTCAAGGACACGATCGTCGGCGCGGCTTCGTCGGCCGCGAACTGGTTCAAGAGCAAGCTGGGCATCCACTCCCCTTCCCGCGTCTTCGCGTCGTTCGGCGGGTTCATGATGCAGGGCCTCGATCAGGGCCTCGCCCGCGATCAGGATCGCCCTGTCGACCGGATCGACGGCCTCACGGCCCGCCTCGCCAATGCCGTCGCAACCGGCACCGCGGCGCTTGCGGTAGGCGCCGCCGGCGCCAGCCCGGCGGCAGCGCGCCCCAGCGCCGCGCCCGCCGCCATGGTGACGATCGCGGCCGGCGCGATCGTGATCCAGCAGCAGCCCGGCCAGTCCGGGCGGGATCTCGCGCGCGCCGTGCGCGCCGAGCTGGAGCAGCTGCTGCGCTCCGGTGCCGGCGCCGGCCGGCGCACCTCCATGGCCGACCGGCCCGATGGCGACGATCTGTGAAACTCTTGAGCCTCGGCATGTTCGTCTTCGCGATCGACACGCTCGCCTATGACGAGATGCAGCGCAAACGCGCCTGGCGCTTCGCGACCAATGGCCGCGTCGGCGCCAAGGATGCCATCCAGTTCACCGGCGCGGATCTGGAGACGATCACGCTTTCCGGCAGCGCGCATATCGAGCTGGCGGCCGGGCGTGTCTCGCTCGATCAGCTGATCGAGATGGCGGCCGAGGGCGAGGATTGGCCGCTGGTCGACGGCCTGGGCAACGTGCTCGGCAACTTCGTCATCACCGCGATCGACGAACGGCACCGCCACTTCCTCACGAACGGACAGCCGCGCCAGATCGATTTCGGGATCGACCTGCTCGAAGCGCCGGACGTCACCGCATGACGCCCACGGCCGACTTCCGCATCACGCTGAACGGCGAGGATCTCTCGCCGAAGATCCGCCCGCGCCTGATCAGCCTGAGCATCACCGAAAAGCGCGGCGGCGATGCCGACCAGCTCGACCTGGTGCTCGACGATAGCGATGGCCGGATGGCGCTTCCACCCGAGGGCGCGGTGCTCACCGTCGAGATTGGCTGGAAGGCCGGCGACGGCGTGCCCATCGGCCTGGTCGACAAGGGTAGCTTCACGGTCGACACGGTGGAGCATAGCGGCCCGCCCGATACCATCAGCATCAAGGCCAGCGCGGCGGACTTCGCCAGCGCCCTCACCACGCGGCGCGAGCAGAGCTGGCACAACACCACTCTCGGCGCGATCATCGAGAGGATCGCCGGGCGGCACAAGCTGCAGGCGCGCTGCGCCCCCGCCCTCGCCTCGATCGCGATCAAGGCGGCATCGCAGCAGCGCGAGAGCGACATTGCCCTGCTACGCCGCCTCGGCCGCGAGCACGACGCGGTCGCCTCAATCAAGCGCGGGTGCCTGATCTTTGCGCCGATCGGCGCCGGCATCACCGCGACCGGCCTGGCCTTGCCCAGCGTCACGATCCGGCGCCGCGATGGAGACCGCCACAGCTACAGCGTCGAAAAGCGCGAAGTCGCCGGCAAGGTGGTCGCCGAGTGGCACGATCGCAAAGGTGCGCGGAAGAAGCAGGTGAGTGCCGGCAGCGGCGATGGCGCCGAGCGCAAACTCTCCCGCGTCTATGCCAGCGAGGCCGAGGCCAAGCGTGCCGTGGCGGCCGAAGCGAACCGCGCCGGCCGCGCGCCGCGAAGCTTGAACCTCGCCCTTGCCTTCGGCCGCGCGGATTTGTTCGCAGAACAGCCCGCCACGGCCGAGGGGTTCAAGGCGGAAATCGATGCCCAGCCCTGGCTCGTGTCGGAGGTGAGACACCAGCTGGACGATCGCGGCGGTTTTACCACGGGCGTGAAGCTGGAGCTTCGACATACTCCCAAAAAGAGTAGCAAAATTCGGAAGATACTGATCCCCTCTGGGTAA